GGCTGGGTCAAACTTCTCGGCAAGACGCTCAAAGCGGCGTTTCTAGCTGATACTAATCCTACCTTTACCTACAGCACCATTCTAGTGCGTGGTCGTGGCGCACCGATTAAGGGCTTTGGTGGCACTGCTTCAGGTCCAGAGGACTTGTGTGACGGCATCGCTAAGATTAGTAACATCCTTGAGAAGCGTAAAGGTAAGAAGTTGCGTCCAATCGACTGCCTTGACATTATGAATATTATCGGTGCTATTGTTGTTGCTGGTAATGTACGCCGTTCTGCACAGATTGCTATAGGAGACCCTGACGATGTTGAGTATCTACTTGCTAAGCGCTGGGACATGGGGAATATTCCTTCTTGGAGAGCTATGTCTAATAATTCTGTTGTTTGCAGCGATACTAAAGACTTACACGAATACTTCTGGGACGGGTACGAAGGCAAAGGGGAGCCTTATGGACTTATCAATCTTAAACTCTCCCGTAAAATTGGTAGACTTGGTGAGACTGATTATCCTGATCCTGATGTTATGGGTTATAATCCATGCGCTGAGCAGTCTTTGGCTGCTTATGAAACTTGTTGTTTAGCGGAAGTATATCTACCTAACATTGAGAGCAAAGAACAGCTTCTTGATGTTTGCCAGTTACTGTATCGTATTAACAAGCACAGTCTTGCACTGCCTTGCCATCTGAAAGAGACAGAAGACATTGTGCATAAGAATATGAGAATGGGTATTGGCGTTACAGGTGTGTTGCAAGCAACAGAAGAGCAGCGTAGCTGGTTAAGTGATACTTATCGTCGTCTGCGTGAGTTTGACTTCAAGTACAGTCATGAGCATGGTTTCCCTGAGTCTGTCAAGCTGACAACAGTTAAGCCTAGCGGTACTTTGTCGTTGCTTCCGGGTGTTACTTCAGGATGTCATCCAGCATACTCGCAATACATGATTCGTCGTATTCGTATCGCCGCAGATCATGCGTTAGTACAAGTATGTCGTGAGCATGGCTATCCAGTCGAGTATCAGCGTAACTTCGATGGATCAGAGGATCACAGCACAATGGTTGTATCATTCCCATTTTGCTATCCTGAAGGCACAAAGATTGCTGCTGAGATGACCGCTATCGATCAGTTGGAAGTAGTTAAGTGGTTACAGGCTAACTGGTCAGACAATAGCGTATCCTGCACTGTGTATTATCGCAAGGAAGAATTGCCTGAGATTCAGAAGTACCTTGCTAAGAACTACAAGAACAATCACAAGTCCTTGTCATTCTTGCTACACAATGAGCATGGCTTTCACCAAGCACCTTTGGAGGAGATTACTAAAGAAGCGTATGATGCTTTGGTAGCTTCGACACAACTGATTACACACGTTGATGAAGCTAGTTTTGATGGTGGCGACGAGTGTGCCGGCGGGGCGTGTCCAGTTAAATAAGGAGGACCTATGTTATACTTTGTTCTAGGATTTGTTATCGGTATTTTGTCGTATATTGCTTATCAATTTATTGTTAATAAGTATTTACATCTTAAACAAGAAGTATATCTTCTTAATATGCAACGAGAGTCTCAGCTAAGGAAAATTGCAAACATGGAAGATTACTTTAGATGGCAGAGTGAAAACCGATGATGATAAACCTACACTTCATTACTGGGTTCTGTATAGGATTTGAGTATGTTCCTGACTTTGATGAAGAATCCCATCTCGCTATCGATTTGGGAATCATCAGAATCATGTTCAGTAGACCTCACTGACGCTGCTGGTTCACCTAGTACCCAGAAATACATATTTGCTCCTTTAGCCCCGCTTCGGCGGGGTTCTTTTTAACTAAAATTCCTAGTACCAGCTTTATCAATAATTAGGGCTTGTCTACGAGGCTTGTCAGAAGCACCGTTAGGAACGCTTATATGCGTCCAAGAGCCGAATTCTTCGATGATTTGATCAAAGGGTATATCCGATGCCAAACACGCCTCTACGACCTGTTTAGGGGTCATTCCGGGGACTCTGATATCAGCAGCACAACCTATCCTATGTTGGCTAGTGTCCTTGCTACCGACAGAGTCATTGACTGATTTAGAGCGAAAGCCTGAGTTAATCATGATAGGCTTGCCTAATAAGGTTCTAACTTGCTCAAGCAAGGCTGCCAATCGAGTTAGATTAGCAACCTCACTAGCGTTAGGGGTATTATCTAGGTTCTTACGCTCAGCTACTTCAGAGTGGGTAAGTTCTTCTAGGGTAAAGTTATTGCTTAGGTTCATCTTTAGCTTTCTTCATGTCCACGATCTTCTCCAGCGTACGACCCCCGAAATAGAAGGACATAATCAGCATTCCCCATTGACCTAGAAGTTCAACATAGTTGTTGTTCACTTCTATGTCCCATGCTGACATCGTAGCGAATGTAGAATAGACCAACAAGATAAACACTAGCGTCATAGGTCTTATGTTCTTAGACAACCACGAATCAGAAGCCATGTCTGCTTCATGTCGTTTAGTGAGTTCTTGTGCCTCAATATTATCAGCGTTAAGCTCAGCTAGTTTACCTTCTTGCTGCATCTGTAACAGTTCTTTCTGAGCCTTTGCCTTAGCTTCTGGATCAGGAATAAACTTATCTAGGACTTTCATCCCAACGTCAAATAGTGCCATTAATGGAATCATTGTTTATACCCCCAAGTTACATACCAAGCAATGAGCGCAGCCACTGCATAGCACATGAACATTGCTCTACGACTCTTTTCCAAATCTTTTTTAAACTCTCTAGTAAGCTCATTGTCTTGTTTCTCTATCTTTTGTTTGATGGATTCAATCTCATTCCAGCGCTTAGTTCCATGCTTCTTAATGAAATCAGCTTTGACTTTAGCTTCCTCAATACGGATGGTTTCTTGGCGTTGCCATTCCATCATTGCTCTCTTGAAGTACTGCTCTTTAAAGACCTGTGATTCTCTTATCTGTCTTTTACGTTCTAGGTCTTTCTGCTGTGCTGCTGCTCCAGCGTCCTTCTGTACATCAGTAATACTTTTGGTAATGGACTTACTAGCCTCTCGACTAGCATCCATACTACCTGTTACAGATTTTGCTCCTTCGAGAAACCCAAATTGGTCTGACATGGCTCATATTCTTATTATTGTTAATCTCTTAAAAAGTCAATAAATGAACCTTGCTGTGGAGTAGCAGTCGGAGCCGAAGGTTGTTGTTGCTCTCCTTGTGGTTTTAAGCGATTATTTACATCAGTTATGTACTCGTTGTCAATAATACCAGACTCAGTCAAGTTGCTTGCAATTTTAGCTGATAAAGCACCGGCAAGTTTAGGATTTGCCTGCACTCGACCAAGGTCAATTAAAGCATCCTGTCCTGCTTTACTAGTCATTGCTTTTGATATAAATCTAGGTGTAAACAATAGAACACCAGTTGTGGCTATAATTTCAGGTAAATTGTTTTGAATTTTATCTTGAACATCCGTAGGTAATAACAAGTAACCACCGCCAAGCGTTCCTGCTTGAGCAGCAAATCGTGTTCCCTCTAAAACAGTGCGATTACGGATAATTTGTGATGCAGTACCTTCATCAAGACCAAACTTAGCTGCTCCAAGGATGTCTTGTAGTGCTTTCTTTTCTCCGGGACCTTTAAACAAATAATCAAATCCCTGAGCAAATGCCTTGTCTTTTTCAATAGTTTGCGATAATTTTAACACATTCTCAGGAGAAGACAATGCTTGTTCAATAAAGCCATATTTTAAACCATTAATAACATCTGCTTTTTTATATTTATCCACTTGAGCAACGGCTTTAAATACATCACGCATCCGAGAAGGAGATTCAGGATTAAATAAGAATTTACCCACTTGTTCCGGTTCCGAGATCATTGCTTGCGTTAAGGTAGTGTTATACAGCCCATCCATGCCTTCTTTATAAGCAGCTTGTGTGTTTTTATATTGATTTAGTAAAGATTTTGTTTCTTCTGTGCGTTTTAAATACGGATTAAACCCAGTCTGTCCTGTGACCATTGCATTAGGAGACTCTGCGGCAGACGGAGTAAATTTGTACCCTGCCCCTTCTACTCGCTGTCTAGTGCTACCAACCAATGCAAATGAATCATCCATTGCTTTGCTAAGTTCATTTTCATAGCGTGAATAACCAGCCGATAATGTAGTTGCTTTACCACCGGGTTCTATTTTATCTCTAGCACTTGCGCCAAAATTGCTACGAATATCATGAGCAACTCCAAAATCAACAAAATCGTCTTGTTTTAAAATATCTTCAAGAATTGTTTTTTTATCAGCTCCCGCCCCTGCAAACTTTCCTTGAGCTAATCTATTGTATTCTTGCTGTGCTTTTGATTTGATATTACGCATATCAACATAAGCACCAGTGTCTTGTGTAAGTTTTTCGTAAAAAGGACGATGTACCGATTTAAACTCTTCCCGAGCAACATTAATTGCTTCTTTAAAGTTATCGCCTAATGCCATCTGTGTTGGGTCTCCAGACCGTAGAGCTTGTTTAAATGGCTCTGAAACAGATAGTTTAGTTTTAAACTCGTCTACACCTTCTTGAATAGCACGCTTTACATTTTTCTCTTGCTCTCTAAACGCAGCAGCTCCCGTACCTCCTCGGGCTACTTCTTCAATAGCAATATCCACATTACTACCTGTTAATTGCGCTCTAGTTAAAGTAGCCCCACGTTCAGATAAGAAACGCTGTGCTGCTTCACGAGCCGCTTCAGGTGTTTTATCTTTTAAGAACGGAAGAAATTCACTAAGATAAGGCTGAGCAACTTTAAATGTTTTACCCGCAGCGCCGAATATTAAATTACCACCTACATCAAAAGCAGCATTAGAAACTAACTCACCTAGAACTCTATTTTGAGTAGGTCGTTGGTCTTGTACAGCGCCTTCAATAGCTAAGCCTGCTCCTGTTCCAATAGTAGAACCAATTAAGGACGGAGCTAAAGTTCTAACAGCACCGCCCAACATACCAACATTTCTAGCACCAGTGCCAAGAGTAACAAGTGGACCGACATAGGGCGCTCGTTGTAAAGCTACTCCGCCTACTGTTCCTAACAATCCACCAATAGCAGGTAATGGAGATTCTTCTATTGGCTCTACTTGACCGCTTGCAGAAAGTCCATAACTTCTACTATCTCCGCCTTCAAGTACACTTTTGTTTTCTTCTCTGCCGCTAATATAATCTAAAAAGCTCATTATAATCCTTCTAGTTGAAGTTCTTGGGCTAGTTTCTTTGCTTCAGCACGTTCTGAATCACTTAATTTATTATTTGTTTTAAATTTAGCTTCAAGCTCCGTAAATCGTGTTGCTTTGTTTTTAGCAATGTATGGATTGAACCCAGATATTTTACCATTATTTGCTGCACGATACTTTTCGCCAGCCTCGTAAGATATTTCAGAAGCTCTTAAATCTTGATTAATTGTATTTAATAAACGACGAATTGTGCCTTCCTGTTGCTTGAGATTAGGCTTGGTCTTAATTAACTGGTCAAGTTCTTTTACCGCCAATGAACCGGGAAGTAATTTAGCGAGTGGTAATACTAATTGGGCAGATAACGCATCAAATACTTCGGTATCGTTAAGTCGCTTACCGCCACCAAATGCTCGTGATACGCCCGCTTGTAGCGAACCATACGACCCAACAAATGCAGTGCCAACTACAGATTCCATTTCACGCACATTTCGTGCTAGTGCAGAAGCGTCTGAATACGCCTGTCCTGCTTTAGCCCAGTCGTCGGCTTGTTTTTCTCCTTCTTGTTTAGAAAATGCTTTATCAAAAACACCTCCTAAATCAATAGCTACTTTAGGCGCTTTACCTTCACCTTCAGCCTTGATAGCGTTATCGTATGCAACTACTCTAGGATCATTAGCAGGTACTCCACTTGCTAGTAAAGCCTCTTTTTCTGTTATTAACTTACCTAAACTTGAAGTAGGTAATGTTTTTTCTTTTAGTTTAGCT